GCCGCCAAAATCGATCTGGCCGGCGCCCGGTTCGCCGCGCAGCTGCTGGAGCCAGGATTGCTGGCGGCTGTTCAACAACGGCACGCCCTCCATTGCGCGAATCAGCGCGCGCCGCATTTGCCCATCCGCCATCGCCGGCTGCGACAGGATCAGGAACGAGACGTGCAGCGCCTGTTCGGTGTACTGGAAAATCGCTTCCATGCCTTTCTCCACGCGCGTCACGCCTTCTCCAGCGGCAATTCCATCGCTTCAACGTACACGCCCGGCGACGTGCCGTACTTCTTGCTGATGCGGTACTCGACCGCCTGGGCATCGTCCACCCACACGATGCCGTTCATGCCGTCCTGAATCGCCTTGAGCACGTTGTCGGCGTCGGGCGTCTTTGTGGCGCAGATCAGGCCGGCTTCGGCCATGGCCTGCCTCCTTTTCGACCAACTGGTGGGAATAGCCAGGAGGATCTCCACCACCAGGTGGATCGGTCCTGCGAACGGCGGCCGGCTGCCCATCGCTTGCTGTGCAACCAGCGATACCAGGCTCTCGTAGGCAACGGTTTTCTCAGGCGTGCGCAGCGTGGTATGGCCGTTGAAGCCTCGCCCTGCAATGGGTCGCCCCTTTGCGACCGGCTGGCCTGGCACGCGGAAGCAGACACGCTCCGACGGGACCAGGGTTCCGTGATCAGTCATTGTCGGCCTCCTTGCTGGCGCGCATGGCGGCGTCGATGGCGGAATCAAACGTTGGGCCACGCATTTCAACTCCTCCGAATAGCCAATTGGGGTCGCCATGCACGTAAGACTGGACGCGGACCGCAGTGCTACGCAGCCACCGATACCGCTCCGCTTCCCACGCCACCGCCTCGCTCATCTGCAGCGCCTCGGCTGGGTGGGCGGCGCGAGTGGCGGCGTACAGTTCATCGGCGCCCTTGCGGTAGTGGGCGGCGGCGCCGGATGCGGCGTTCGCTGCGTCCGTATTGGTCAGGCTGGCTGCGGCGTCTTCCAGCGAGGCGGCGGCGCCCATGACCTGGGAGAACCATCCGGCGGCATCGTGCTTCGTCTCGGCTCGGTGGGCGGCAAACAGTGCCCTCACGTCAGCCAAGAGTACCCAGTCGCCGCCAGCCGATTCCAACATCACTGCGTTGTGCGTGGTGTGGCTCATGCCGCCCGCCTCCACCAACGCGCATTCGTATCGCTTCAGGGCCTTTTCCATTACTGGCCCCCGTTCAGCAGGTTGGCGAGGTCGGAGACGCTCCAGGCGAGGCGACCATTGATGCGCACCGGCCGGATAGGACCGTTCTCCAGGCAGGCCCACTTGCGGAGAGTCTGCGGGCGGCGGTTGATGACCGGCGCCGCCTCCGCGGTGGTGATGGCATCGCGGCCAGCGGCAACGGCGGCGAGACCGGGAGGGATGGGACTGAGCGTTGCGAAGGGAATGCTGTCTTTCATGGCGTTTTTATAGTCGGGAAAAATGGCCGGGAATCGCCCGGAAAGCCTTACAGCGTCTTACCTTCTCCGGTCGGCGCTGGTGGGGAAAAATGGTCAAGATTCGCCTTCTTGCCACCACTGGCGAGCGCCCTCTACGGGCCGCGGTACCGGAGTGGCTTTCGCCGCCGCCGCAGGCTTTGACGCAGGCCGCGCCGCCGTCTTCTGAACCCGCTGCCGCTCCTGGTACCGCCTGGCGCATTCGTCGGCGCGCCGGCTGCGCAGCGCCTCCACGTCAGCCCGAACGCGCCAGTCGCCGATGCCGACTAGGGCGCAGTCGAGGCACGCCTTTGTCTTCTCCTGGCCGGCGATGTACTCGTTGATGCGCTGGGCTGCCCACTGCCGAGCGGGCGGGTATGCGGAGACGTCGAGCGGTTGCATGGTCAGTGCCTCCCCAGCATTGGCCCGGAAACGGTCACCGCGCCGCGAGCGTTCCATGCCCATGGGCCGTCACCGGCTGCCTCGAAGACGCGGGCCTTGAAGTACGGGAACGGCTCGTCCGGTCCTTGGAATACGCCCAGCGTGCCGCCGTGGGCAGTGATGCCCGACGCGCTCGTGTGCCACTCGGACAGTGGTCCTGCCGAGACGGCCGACGATGCGCCGCTCGGTGCCAGGATGTCCGCCAGCAGCACGTCGACGAACCCCACGTTCAGCGGCTGGCCCGACCGTTCGCGCCGCCGGCGCTCGTGGCCGACGCCGATGGCTTGCTCGAGCTGCGTCAGCGTGGCGCCCTCCTCGGCCCACCGCTGCAGCCGCGCATCTGCCGCACCGGCGGTGATGCCGTGCTGTGCCAAGGTATCGACGAAGACGGCGGCAGGCGGCGAATCCGGCGGGCTCGCGCAACCACTGTCGGTGGCTATGCCGCTGCTATGGTTTACATATCCCTGTCCCTCTCCCTGTCCCTTGGATTGGGTTTCCCGGGGGACATTTTGGGGACATGGGGGTAATGTCCCCGGGGACACTATTGGTATGTCCCCCTGTGTCGGGTCTACATAGTCCGGGGACAGGAACTGCTCCAACGAGGGGAACGGGATCTTTGTCCCGTGTCGCTGGTTGTACTTCTTGATACGTGCGCACTCGGTTTTGTGCCGCTGCCGGTGTTTGCCGGCCCAGGCCTCACGCGCCTTCTCTGCAACAACCGGGTGATACAGCCGGCCGTCACTGCACTTGATCCAGCCGCGCAGCGCGCCGGCGCGCACCCGCAACCATTCCTTCACCACGCGCCCGAACCCGGCCAGTTGCGAAAGCACGCGGTCATCGTCAGGTAACGAGGCGGCAGGCACCTGGTGCCACGAGGCGCACCACAGCAGTACGGCTGCCCAGCATGCGTCAGGCGATTCAAGTGCCGCCAGGTCGCTGTCCCGCAACCGGGTCACGTCCAGCGGCATGAATTGGAAGGCGCGCAGGTCGCAGTCTGGCGGCGTGAGAGGTTCAGGCAACTGCTCGGTCATGCTGCGTTGTCCAGCACCAGCCCCGGCTGGCGCGTACGCGCCGCCTGCAGGGCGATGTATTCGGGATTGAGTTCGGCGCCGAGCCATCGCCGGCCGAGCCGTTGCGCGACACTGGCCACCGTGCCGGAGCCCATGAACGGGTCGAAGACGATGTCGCCCGGCCGGCTGCCGGCGAGGATGCACGGCTCCACTAGGGCTTCAGGAAATGTGGCGAAGTGTGCGCCGTCAAACGATTGCGTCGGAATGGCCCAGACGCTGCGGCGGTTCCGAGTCGTGACCAGCCCCGTAACGGCGCTTGAAAAGGAAGCGTTTTGCTTCACTCGCGGCTTCGGCACCTTGTCGTATCCCCTGCCGAAGCCAACGCCGGTGCCGGAGTAGCGCCCTCGCAGTTGGTCGTGTGCACCGGGGCCTGTCTGCCAGCCGGCTGGTGTGGGCGATGCCTTCGGATTAACGCCGTCACCACGCGCATGCGCACCGCCGGTAACTGGCTCCTGCATCGCCGCGAAGTCGTAGAAGTACCGCTCGCTCCTGGTCAGGAGAAACAGGTATTCGTGGGCCTTGGTACAGCGGTCCTTGATGCTCTCCGGCATGGGGTTGGACTTGTGCCAGATGATGTCCTGACGCAGCCACCAGCCGGCGTCCTGTAGAGCAAAAGCGAGGCGCCACGGCTGGCCCATCAGGTCTTTCGCCTTCAGCCCAAGCTCGCGCCCGCGTGTGCCGGTGCCAGTGATGAACCGCGGGCTCGCTCCGATCTGCCGGGCACTAGTCACGCTGCGGCCAGTCATCTGCCCCATGCCCTGAGGCCTGCCCTGCGCTCCCCAAGATCCAGCGTAGGCATCGCCCATGTTCAGCCATAGGGTGCCGTCGTCTGCCAGCAATTCACGGCACAGGTTGAAGACCTCGACCATGTTGTCCAGGAACTCGCACAAGGTCGGCTCCAGCCCCAGCTGGCCGTCGACCTGGTAATCCCTCAAGCACCAATAAGGGGGAGAGGTAACGATGCACTGCACGCGCACGCCAGCCGCGAGCAGGTCACGCATGACCGCTCGGCAGTCGCCCTGGTAGCAGTGGTCCAGCATCACACCTGCACCTCCGCGAGCTGCTCATCGACGACGGGCACGCCATCGATCGGACGCAGATCCGCATCCAGGCATTCGCCCTCGCTGCTCATGGTCCAAGTCAGCGACGGGAGAACGAGCGCGCGAAGCGGGCCCCCTTCGGAGCGAACCGTCCAGGCTGGGCAGTCAAAGATCGGCTCGGCCTGCGAGACAACGCGCACGACGCGCCCGATGTTCTCTCGGAAGGGATCGCGGACGATGAAGGCCAGAACACCGGGCTTGCAACGCATCACAGCCTCCAGCCAGCACCGCGCGGTGCCATGCGCAATTCAGACAGCCGGCGAATTCCAGATTCCCAGCCCTTGAGTTCGCCCTTGCCGACAATCCGTGGGGACTCGATCGCCTGCGCACTGGCGGCGAAGTACACATGCATCGTGCCGAGCGCCCGCGCGATGATGACATCGCCGTTGCTCGCAAGGAGCCGCAGCGCACGGCGAGCCGCTGCTACGGAGACCTTCATGCGCTGAGCGATGTGCGGCTCATTGAAGCGGCTGCCGGCGTTGGCGCGGAGAAAGCGCAGGATCGTCTGCGCCAGCTGCTCGTCCTTGGCGTCCTTTCGGACGTACCTCTTCGTGCAGTCAGACATGGAATGCCTCCATGCAGTGGGAATTCTTCGGGACGAAGGTGTAGCGGCAGGCGCGGTCGACGTGAGCGGACCAGCCGCGGCCCCAGTGGTTACGGAAGCGAGCCAGTGGCCCGCGGGAGAATGGGTTCTCGGCGAAGGGCATGCCGCTGCGTGCCGCATGCCAACCGGCACGAAAGGCCGCGAGTTCGAAGCGCTCTTGCATGTCAGCGCCCCGCCCCACACTCGCCGCCCCCGGCGCGCGCGCACTCGCAGAACATGCCAACCTTGCCCATCGTGCACATGGCGTCCAGGTAGCTCCGGGTCACGCATACGTGATCGAGAGCGGCCAGCACAGCATCGAGCTTGTCGAGCGTGATGCCGGCCGGCTTCTCCTGCACCAGCTTCGAGAGCATGGAGTCGTCCCAGCCGGTTGCATCGAGCAGCTCGCGCTTCTTTCTTGGGTCCGCTATCGCGGTGCGGATCGCGGCCTCGATACTTGGCCGGCGCATCATGGCTATCGGCTCGTTCATCGCCGTTCAGTCCTGTTCAGAATTGAAGGAATGCCGATGAACCGGGGTACAGCTACGCTCTCGGCATGGATACACAAATGGAGAAGAAAGGGGTCGCAGGTTGATAGGACCCGATGTTGGAAGCCTGGAATCACGCGGCGCCCTCTGTTTGGCGAGGGCCCTGGCTCCCGCCAGTAGAATCGGATTTGCGCTCCCGATCCCCCTTCTCGCAAAAGGAACCCTCATGGACTTTTCCTTCGTCGGTACCGCAGCAACCGCTATCGGTGTAGCGCGTGAGTTCGGCAAGGCGGCCCTGGCCGTTCGAGACTTCAACGAAATGGCCGCAATCGTGCGCCAGTTGAACGATCAGATCCTTAAGGCGCAGGACAGTCTCTTTGCGCATAACACCGAGCTGCTCCGGATACAGCAGGAGCAATTCGAGTCCGCGCAAAAGATTCGAGAACTGCAGGAGGCCCTCAATGACATGCGTGAATACTCGCTGGTCGAGATCGGTGGCGGCTTTCGTGCGTATCAGCGAAAGGCTTCCGCCGTATCGGAGGCGGAAGTCCAACCAACTCCGCTCGATGTTCCCCAGTACTTCTGCCAGCCCTGCTTCGAGGGCAAGCGCATCAAGGCAACCCTCCAGCCCAACAGCTACATGGGGACTCCCACCGGCCTCGAATGCCGCGTGTGTAAGGAGAGATTCCTCTTTAGGGTGGAGAGCTAACCCAGAGGGCCTTGCGCAATGTTCGTGTGACATTCAGGAGCCCTCCTGAGCGTCGCCGGGGGACACCGCGCGTAGAAGTCGGCGACGAGAGGTCACGCCGCCTCCTTCGTCTGGGTAGACGGGACGTCAGCTAGTTCAGGCCAAAACCGATGCCAATCCGTTGGGCGCAGATGCCTTCGGCTAACACCGAAGTGCCTCTCGATTGCGACGCAGTGAGGCGCGGCCACTGGGCGATTTCGCACCGGGTCTTCACTGATCCACTGGGACACCATCTGCGGAGAAACGCCGACCACCTTGGCAAGGTTCGTCGGTCCGTTGGCATTCTCGACAGCGGCTCGAATTGCAGCGAGGGCTTGGGGATTCACAGTGCTCATGCGGCCAGCATAAAGCATTGCTTCCTACAGATCAAGCATTGCTGCCTAATTGAAAGCAATGATTTAATGACTCGCATGAAATCCACCAACGACACCACCGAGTTGGCACGCCGCGTGAAGCAGGCGATAGACGATTCCGGTATGACATCTGCCCAGATCGCAGCTGCCTGCGGCGTGAGCCCTCAGGCGGTAAACGGATGGAAAAAGACAGGTCGAATCGGCAAAGAGCAACTGCCTAAGCTTGCACAACTCACTGGCCGCCCACTTGACTGGTGGCTGAGCGGAGAACCGACAAACGCTTCACCACAGAGCGCAGCAACGGAGCGCTTACTTTTTGCCGTTAGAGGTCGCAGCGCCGAAGAAATTGAGCGAATCGCCGAAGCCTTGGAGATTTTGCTTAGGGCCGGAAGAGATCCAAAAGGCACCGCAAGTGCAATTGAGATCGATGTTGGAGACGATGCCTCCCCGCCCCCGGGGAAACAACGTGCTGGATAAGCCGCTCAGCTGGGCGGTTTTTTTTCGTCGGTCGTTTTCGGAATCTTCCGTAGGCAGTCCCGAAACATCGCAGGGACAACGGATGCGGAGTGAGCCAGACTTGGACGTCAAAGAGGATCGGCTATAGCTTCGCGGATGTGACGGCAGTGCCCGTCTTCACCGCCCAATCTGGCGGTGCCCGTGGAAAAAGTTACTGACCTGGCCAAGTACCAGGCCAAGAAGAGTTTCAAGAAGACGACTTCGCGAAAGCGGCGTGGCCAGAGTCAGCCCAAAAGCGCTACTCCTTTGGAAGAAAGCCGAATCCTCATTACGCCACGCGACGACAACATCACTCATCATCACGTCGCAGTCAGCGGCCAATACGCTCGGGACATCCGAATGACAATCGACGCCCTGTCTCGCGCTATCACAGAACTCAATCTGCTCCTCGACCGATAAAGCAATCCTTGAAATATACAAAGCATCGCTTGCTTTAAAGGAAGCATTGCTTTATTCTGCATTCATCGACTCACCCACCGATGGATGCAACATGGATCACTACCACACCGCTGCAGTCAGTAGCGACCGACCTACGCTCCTGGCGCTGAACCTCCCTCGTGCTTTGGAGTTGGCGCAGGCCCTCTTGACTGCTTCCATACAGTCCGGGACAAGCGCCCACCTCGGGCGCTTGATGAACGAAGCCTTCGAAGCGGTCTTTGCAATCGACCGCTTCCTGGCGCTCACCACTTACTCCGGCGAGACAACCAAGCATGGCGCCCTGACCTCGCACAACGAAGTCAGTCGCGTTCGAGACGTTCAGCAACTTTGGCTAGCGCATCTAGGTAGCGCTGGGCCGGCGGGTTCGCGGGCGGGGTCATTTCTACAACCCTCTGAAAGCCAGTCTCCCTCGGGTTCGGTCGCAGGCGCTCCAGCTCCTCGCGAATCAGCCTCACAGCCCCAAGCCGCGCCGACGTGTTCGTGCGCAACATCGCTTCCACCGCAATTTCAAGCCCTCGCAACTGCCCACGCAGAGCACTGAATTCATCGTTCATTGGATGACTCCTTGTTGGTGAATGAAATGCCGTTTCTCAGTCCGGCCCGTCCATTTCATCACAGGGAGTCGTCCGCCTCACATGGAGCGGAAGATGTTTGACCACCATCAAGCAGCAGACCAGATAGCCGCCGACCTCCGGGCCGGCGCTGTCGAGCCCTACTGCCCTCCTGACCAGGCGCTGCAGTACCTGGGCGACATTCTCAACGCCGGGAACGTCCGCTACCTCCCCGCCGAGTCCCCCTCCCAACATCTGCGCCGATCCCATGAGCTGATGGGCATTCGCGCCCATCAGATCTTCGATGAGCTGATCAGCCGCAATGCCCAATGTCGGGCTGACGAAGAGAACGAGTGCGCGCGGCACGCGCGCTCCGACGCTGTCGAACTCGTTACCGAGCGAGGCACGGCATGACGCCCCGCGACAACGAGCGCATCGATTGCTACACCCGCTGGTTCAACAGAAGTGTCCTGGCGGCTGCCGTATGGGCAGCCCTCTACCTGGCCTATTCGCTCGCGATCGACGAGCCGCGCCCCGTTCATCCAACCACCTACCGGAAATCGACATGACGCTCGATCTCAGTTGGGAGACCTGGGTGCGCATGAAGCGTGCCGCCGGCTTCCGCCTTACTGGCCGCTGGCTGCCCAGCGGCGAGCCCGAACTTACTCGTATCCACTGACGAAGGCTTGCCATGAACGCACGTGAAGAATGGCTGCAGCAGCGCCAGGCCGGCATCGGCGGTTCCGACGCCGCCGCAGCGCTCGGCCTGTCCCGTTTCAAGACCGCCTACCAGCTCTACCTGGAGAAGCGTGGCGAGTTGGAAGCCGAGAACCTGGACGACAAGGAGCACATCCGCTTCGGGCAGGTGATGGAGGAGATCATTGCTCGCGAGTACGCGCGCCGCAACGGCGTGAAGGTTCGCCGGCGCAACGCGATCATCGCGCATCCGAAGTATCCGTGGATGCTGGCCAGCGTCGACCGCCTGGTCGAAGGCCAGCGCCTGGGCCTCGAATGCAAGAACGTCGACGGCATGGCCTACCGCTTCGGTGAATGGGGCGAGCCGGGGACTGACGCGGTGCCCGAGGAGTACTTGCTCCAGTGCCAGCACTACATGACGGTGCTCGACTATCCCGAATGGCATCTGGCTGCCTGTGTCGGCGGCAACAAGCTGAAAACGTACATCATCCTCCGCGACGCCGAGCTGGAGGAAATGCTGATCGAACAGGAGCACGCCTTCTGGCAGCGCGTGCAGTCCGGCGATCGACCGGATCCGGACTGGCAGCACGACACCACAAACGATCTGCTCAAGCGCCTCCACCACGCCGTCGGCGAAGGCGAGGTCGATCTGGCCGAGCTTGAGCACTGGCACAAGGTTCGCCAGGACGCCAAGCGCTCCCTGAAGGTCTACGAAGCAGCCGTCACCGCGGCCGACAACCACATCCTCGACTTCATGGGCGACGCAGCAATCGGGATGCTGCCGGACGGCACCTTCTACCGGCGCAAGGAAATCAAGAAGAAGGGCTACTTCGTCGAGCCGACTTCCTACATCGACTTCCGCCATGCGAAGCCGACGAAGAGCAAGAAGACCGAAACCACCGACCAGGACGAAGAATGACCGACCTCCAAACCCTTTCCCCGCCAACCGTTGCATCCCCTACCCTTTCGTCTTCAGCGATGGTTCTCGACGTGGCCACGATTGATGCCATTGGTCGCGTCGCCGACATCATGGCGTCTGGGAAGGCCACGGTCCCTCGCCACCTGCAGGGCAATCGAGGCGATTGCTTCGCGGTCACGATGCAGTCGATGCAATGGGGCATGAATCCCTTCGCCGTCGGCCAGAAGACGCACCAGGTGAACGGCACGCTGGGATATGAGGCGCAGCTGGTCAACGCCGTCATCACGGCGCGCGCCCCCGTCACTGGTCGCATGAATTACGAGTGGTTCGGCGATTGGGATCGCATCGCTGGCCGCTTCAAGGAAGTGCCAGCGAAGAACAACCCTGACGAGAAGCGCATCGTCCGTGACTGGACTATCGAAGACGAAAAAGGTCTCGGCGTCCGGGTATGGGCGACGTTCAAAGGAGAGGGCGAGCCGCGAGAGCTACGCCTGTTGCTCGCACAGGCTGGCGTGCGCAATTCCCCCCTTTGGGGGCAGGATCCACGGCAGCAGCTGGCGTACCTGGCCGTGAAGCGCTGGGCTCGCCTCTACTGTCCCGACGTGATCCTGGGCGTCTACACCCCGGACGAACTGGAAGAAGCAATCCCGGTCCCCGAGCGCGACATGGGCAAGGTCGAGGACGTGCGCAAGGAAGAGCCGGCCACCGCCAGCCGCGCCAGCCGCGTCAAGGACAAGCTCCACAGCCGCGCGGCGCAGGCAACCGAAGTGATAGCCGCTGATGTCGCCGCCGGCGCGCCCGGTCTCGATGAGGTGCTCGGTGCCATTGGCGCGGCTACGAACGGCGCTGAATTGACAGCGGCGGGACAACTCGCCAGCCAGATGCCGGACGGACCGGACAAGGACCAGGCGCGCAAGGCCTATGACGACAAGCTCAAGGCTGGCAAAGCAGCCGCAGCCAAGGCGCAAACGCAGCCCGCCGCAGCTGCGCAAGGCGAAGACATTCTCACCTACGCGCAGGTCATGGATGCGCTCCAACAGGCCACGAGCGTGGATGCTCTTAACCTCGCCGCCGACTTGATCCGCTACGTGCCGGACATGGTGCAACAGGACGAACTGCGTGCGGAGTTCGAGCGCCTGAGATCCGGCGACAACTGACAAGCGCGCCGCAGTGACTCTGTCGACTGGGCGCTTGCCAGCTGGGTAAAGTTCGGGCCGATGGCCAGCGTGATCAAACAGTTTAACCCTGAGGAAGTCCGCCTTGCTCGACGGAGTTCTGAAGCCCTTGATACTCGGGCAGCGGACGTTTAAGCAGCATGGCGAAGGACGCCTTCTGAAACTCAGTGGCTGCGGCATCCATCATCCGACACGCTTCACCAAGGACAATTGCAATGTATTGCGCCGTGCTTTTTCTGTATTCACTAGTCATTCGATCAGACGTCTGTCCAAAAGCCGTCAGATGCGAGATCGCCACTGCGACTCTGTCCACAGCGGCAGCGAGGTTGTGGGCACATTCGTTTGGCAGGGGTACGAGGGGCGCGATTTCAGACGCATCCCACAACTTGACTTGCCCAAGACGAATCGCAAGGGCTTCGAAAGTGTCAGGCGAGCAATCGAATCTCGCGGCGTTTTCAAGTTTGAATGTCGCTGCCAACACCTCGGCGCGCGCAAATGCCACGCGCATCGTCAGCGCGGAAGCGTTAAGCCTAGCCCTCTCTAGTCGCTCACGAGCTACGCGATGGTCCTGCCACAGCGCAATGCCTAATGCTACGACAGCAGCGGCGACCGTTCCCACTGCGCTTGCTACGTCCCAAAAGCTCTTCTCCGTTCTCGCGTTCCAAGAGGTGGCAATGCAAAAGCCAGCAATGAATCCGGCGATGACACAAGCGACCAGGAACTTCGCATCAGCCCATACCTTCATTCGACCCTCCCCTTTTTCGGAGGCATCCTAGCATGAGCGCTTCTACCGTCAATCGCGTCTACAACTGCTTCACCATGTGCTCGGGCCTCGGGGGCGGCGCCAGGGGATTCCGGCGCGCAGTTTCGCGCGTGCGCAACATGAAGGCCACCTGGCGCTGCATCGGCGGCATCGACAACGACCCGGCTGCCGCACGCGACTTCCGCCGCCTGGTGGGCACCGACTGCACGGTGATGGATCTGTTCACGCGCCAGCAGTACACCGCCTTCCACGGCAAGGAGCCTCCGCACGGCTGGCGCGAAGCCATCGCCGCAGACGTTCGACGCGCGGCCAACGACGAGCACCCGCACTGCGTCTTCATCTCGTCGCCGTGCAAGGGTGCGTCGGGCTTGCTGTCGGAGACGTTGAGCCGCACGCCAAAATACCAGGCGCTGAACGAGCTGACGCTGCGCTGCGTCTGGCTGATGTGCGAGGCGTGGAAGGACAATCCCGTCGAATTGATCGTGTTCGAGAACGTGCCGCGGCTGGCCACCCGCGGCCGGCACCTGCTCGACCAGATCGGGCAGCTGCTGCGCCACTATGGCTACGCCGTGAACGAGACCACGCACGACTGCGGTCGCATCGCCAAAGGCGGCTTGGCGCAGAGCCGCAAGCGCTTTTTGATGGTTGCTCGCCATGTAGCCAAAGTGCCGGCTTTCCTCTACGAGCCCGAGCAATACCGTCTGCAGGGCGTCGGTACCGTGCTCAGCCGCATGCCCCTGCCCGGCGCCATCGAGGCTGGTCCGATGCACCGCGTGCCGTCACTGCAGTGGAAGACTTGGGTACGGCTTGCATTCGTCGAGGCTGGCAGCGACTGGCGCAGCCTGGACCGCCTGGCGGTAAAGGATGGCTATCTGCAGGATTACCTGGTCCTGCCGGAGCGCCGCGGCGGGCATCTAGGCGTTGTCGACTGGCACGAGCCGGCCGGGACGGTCGCCGGCGAGTCGCTGCCGACGAACGGTGCCTTCTCGGTGGCAGATCCTCGCGCGCCGGCCAACGCTGCCCAGTACCAGCAGTATGGTGTGCTGGGCTGGCGCGATGCGTCGGGAGCGATCATCGGCGTGAAGTCGCCCGGTCAGGGCACGTTCAGCGTCGCGGACCCGCGTCACGTCGGCCCGGCCAAGCACAACAATGAGTTCCGCATCGTCCCGTGGAGTCGCCCGGCAGGCGCCATCACCAGCGCGCACGGCACCGGGCAATGCGTCGCCGATCCCCGCCGCGACGGGCCGACGTTTGGCAAGTACGCCGTCACCGAATGGGACTCGGCCAGCGGCACAGTGATTGCCGGCAGCACAACCGGCCAGGGCGCTTACGCGGTGGCGGATCCTCGCCCCGGGTTTCACCGCGAGAAAGGCGACAACTACCTGACCGCCGGGCACTATGGCGTGGTGGGCTGGGAGCAGCACAGCGGCGCCGTGTCCGCCGCAGCCGGCTACGACAACGGCAAGTGGTCGGTGGCCGACCCTCGCCTGCCGGCGGCGAATGACAAGCTTATCGCCATCATCCGCGCGCTGGACGGGACTTGGCACCGACCATTCACCACGCTCGAGCTAGCTGCTATCCAGTCCCTGATCGAGCCCGAGGAACATCTCGAACTGGATGGGCTGAGCGACCAGGCGTGGCGCGAGCGCATCGGCAACGCCGTGCCGCCGTATGCGGCCGAAGCGATTGCCGAGGTAATGGGCACCACGCTGCTGCTGGCCGAGTTTGGCGAGACGTTCCAGCTGTCCGCCATGCCGGTGTGGGTGCGACCGGTGGCCGTGGCACTTGCGGTGACGCAACAATGTATTGCGAAATGAAGCCGATCTACCTAGACCTGCACACCGTGTCCGCAGCGGTTTCCCTCTCCGAGACCAGCGTGCAGAAGCTGGTGCGCGAAGAAAAGTTCCCGAAGCCGCGTATGTTGTCCGGCCGTCGCGTGGCATGGCTTACCCGCGAAATTGAGGAATGGGCGGAGAGCCGGCCCGTATCTGAACTTCCACCACCGGATAACACATCCCGGCGGCATTGATGCAACGGCGAAGAGTCAACCTCCATCACACGGAAACCGCGATCAGCTGGCGATAGACGATGTGCGTCACCCCGAATTCTCTTCCGCACCGACACTGATGACCTCGCCGCGGACCAACTAGCCACCGCCATGAAATCCAATCTGGCCAAGTGGAAGTGCGATCCAGTGGACATCTCAAGCGTCGCCGTCTTGCTGCCAAGCCGCGGCGCAGCCAACCATGGAATCACCGAACAAGCAACAAGGGCACGAGCGACTCTGCAGCCTCTGGCATCACTGGACGTCGCACCACCGCGCATACGCAGCCACGCGAATGCGCGGCCGCCATCACCAATCCAACTCGCGGCCTGATGTGCATGAACCCACGCGCCGGGAACAACTGTCTGAAAAAGCCGAGCCTTCCCTTACGGATTCCGACCTGCGCCAAGTGACACCTTTCGAGGAATGACAGTGTCCCGCCCCTTTGAGTAGGGCGGTCTAAACTTTCAGGCGCTCAGGCTCTCACGTTCCACGCGAGCCCATTCTCGAAAATCACTAATTTTGCCAATTAGCGCATCAAATTCTGCACGATTAGGGCCGGGATTCATCATGCGGAGCAGCGTGATCCACGACCCCGCCACTTCGTATTGCCGCCTTAGGCGTGACTCCTGCTCTCCTGGTATCTGGTTGTGCAGTTCTCTCAGCAGCGGTCGGCTCTGGTCGCCGTAACGCCAAAGTTCCAGCTTTGCGTCAATTGCCTTGGTGTCGATGGTTACTTGCATGTCATGGTCCGTAGCTGATTCTCAAACCCTTTTATCCCGCCATCGTTGTCGTGATGTGATCATGGCTTACATCGCCCACTTAGCATCGTGTAGTTCAAGAGAGTGCAGCCATGCAACAAAACTTAAGCTTCTCACCAGACCCGCACGGGCACTGGTCGTACACTTGCAGCTTTCGGGCGTTTACCACGCCCAAGAGACGCGCCCTACTCTGCTTTCGCCATCCCTCGATGCGGCTGTCGGCGTTCCGAAGGTCGCCCCATATCGCTGGACTAATGGTAGTGGTCGACCTTTGTGAGACAAACAATCCCGATAGCTGATCGCGGGCATTCTGGAGAACCTTTGAAGGGAGGGCTTGCCGAAGGCCAGCATTGATAGACGCGAAAACTTCGCTGCCCTCGTCTTTTGCAAGTCGCTCGGCCACTTCCTTTCGAAAATCGTGACCGGCCTCTGTCTCTCGGAACTGAAGGATCTTCTGAATTAGTTCGGGATGCCTGCAAACAATCGCCCCGAGATCCGAATTGAAGCGCCCGGTGAGTGCATAGCTAGCCGCCTCGTCGGCCCATTCGTCACCCGTCGCAGCGGCGAACGCTACAGATGCCAATTTTTCACTTCCGAGAATCATCCGAGTTGCGCTTGCCTGCAACTGCTGGCAAACGACTCCTCGCTGAACTACCTGCGCCAACCTGAGGACAGGAAACGCCAGCCAGCGCGGAATGGAACCACGCGGGGTACCTTGGCTGATCCCCAACATTCTCCTAATTGAGGGATGTATTAGAGCGCCCCGAGTCATATCGGGAATGCTGACTGCATCTATGTTCGAAAGATCGACAACTGATTCTGCTAGTGAGGCAAAAAGCGCTTCCGCTTCCCGCTCCCGGCCCGGCACTGCCTTTAGTTGACGGCGGATTCGTGCCTCAATACTTATGGGCTTCAAATCGCCGCTCGAATCCTCTGACGACAGCGCATTGAACGCCCCAATGTCGCCGACCAACTCCTCACTGGAAGAGAACATCACCGCAGGCTCACCAGGCAACAGGACCAACTGTACCGACTCAGATTGCGTGAGCATCCAAAATGCTTCCGACCCAAGTAGGTTGTGCAACGAGCCGACGTGATCCAATGGCGCGCAAACGATGTCGAAACAAAGTAGTCCGACTATGACGTCGTGGAGTGTCGTATAAGCATCGACCACCACCTCACCGTCAACATAGCCCGGGCCGGTTAGGGCTTGAAGTATACGTCCATCGTCACCAGTTAATTGTAACGTCTGGGAGGTTGTCCATTGCCCAGGCGATAGAACATCGCCAATGAAGTAAATGCTTCTACCAAGGACACTTTCGTCCGCCCTTTCGCCAGTCTGCATATGTGCGCCCTGACGAAGTTGCAGCTCGCCAATTGCTTCTATGGCGGCCAAGCTGGCACGGTGATCGGATTGCCCCACAACATAGCGAATTCTGCGGACGACGGGCGGCAGACTGGTGACGTCAGTAGGGGTAACGATGTAGTGCGGACCAACACCAAAAAGAGGATTCGCCGAATGCGCCTCCTGTATGCATTTCAATACGTATTCATCGCGCAGACCGTAGCCGAGGAAAAGCACAGTAGCCGCTTCAAACAATCCTCTAATGGCGCTTTGATATCGTGCATCGCTGCAAATCCGGTCATAATCCCGGGTAGAAAACACCATACTCTTGACCGAGCTAACTGACCCATGTAGCTTGACTACGAACGATTGGCCACTAGCAATCTTGCTCGGCATTCGCTCAATATCGGAGCGCTGAACAGTTGCCACCGGCAGCGAATGTTCTACTGCTTCATCGACGTTTGTAGTGACAATGCGAAGGGGACTGAACTTCTCGAGCACGCGGAGAAAACGCTCGTACACAGGCCCTTGCTGCTTCGGAGCAAAGCGCTGAGCCAGCATCCCGAGATACTTCGTCTCATTTGCGAGCCGCATCAACTCGAACAGTTCGGGGTACTGTGCATCTTGTAGCAACTGCGCGGCCGACGGCCGAGCGTACGCACCCTCTTCCCTTGAGAACACTGAGTGCATGGAGGAGGCAACTTCGTCCCACAGTTCGTAACCCGCCCACGTACTTGCGCCAGCGCCGATCCAGAGTACCAGTGGGCGCCGGCCCTCGCGCAACGAAGACTCAAGCGCGTTCAGAGCAAGAAAAGTTTCCTGTTCGTCGTAAAACAAGATCAATCTCCGTGGGATGCATATTGGGGCTCGGACGCTGGCTCTACCTCTTGACCTGCCCTTGACATCGACAATTGCAAAGCTGGTCGCCCGGGTGAAACCGTAGCTCAAACTTTCGTGCCACCCAACGAACGCCACCTCGTGATCGCATGAGACAGGGATTCCGGTCGGGCGGTCTAATGGGATACCAAATTTTCCAGACGATCCGACAAACCCTGCAACCAGATATACCGCTCTCGGTCATAGGTGTGTCGATTGTAGACCCCTTGCACCCCTGGCAGCATGTGGCCGAGAATGGACTCCGCGACCTCTGCCGGACATCCCATAGAGGCAAGCATTGTGCGCACCGTCCGACGCAGGTCATGCGGCGCCCACCGCGTGACGGTCAGCCTCGGGCGGTCGGATTCCGGGCGAGTCTTTGAATACGGCTGAAAGTAGTGAACTGCCGTCTGAACCACCTTTTGCTCCATTGGGCCGCCGGCCCGGGATGGGAACAGGTACCCGTCTCCGGCGACCGCCATGCGGCGACGAACAACCTGCTCAGCGCGACCGAAAAGCGGTACGCGCAGATCCGTTGCACCCGGCCGTTTTGCGTTCTTCGTCTTCTCCTTGGGTATCGTCCACCAAAGACCATCGTCCTCCTGCCGGACCTCCGCAGACTCCATTGATACGATCTCCGAGCCGCGAGTGCCTGTCCACAAGTACAGCACCAGGGCGTCATGCACGATGCGACTGAAGTTTGGTAGCCAACGGATTAGCTCACCGACCTCCGGCTCGCTGAGCACGCGCTTTACCTTGCCGATCGATTTACCTGCGATCTTCTTCCCGTTGCTTTGCAGCCGACCCCGCATGATTTGGCGCCACCAGTTTGGCATGTCCTCGGAGAGCTTCCCAGAGTCGAGGCCGTAGTCCCATGCCGCGCCCAATTCGGAACGCAGCTTGCCCGCCTGGACAGGGATATGCATGTACGACTTGAGCAGATCGAATGCCACCGACCGAGTTACCTGCGCAGGCAGCAGGTCGTCGATCGGAGCCAGCATCGTGTCGAACATCCGACGAATCTCTTTTGCGCCTTTCAGCGCGCGAGTGCGCTCAATGTGCCCGACCAGGTAGTCTCGACAGAGCACTCGGACCGTGTACGGCCCCTCGTGCGGTAAACTTCCGACCGATACCGACCGCGCACCGGCCCTAGCCGTGCGCTTCTCCGCTGCAACATCGCGGCCACTGTCGCGGGCGGCCCTGAGCTTTTCCCATTCGACAATGGCGGCGGCCGGCGACATCGCTGGCCAGGCTCCGATCTTCGTCTGCTTCATGCGGCCATCGACCGGGGATTTGTAGCGGTAGATCCACGTGCGCCGGGTGGCGGCACATTCGAGACGCAGGCCAGGGTGGTCTGTAATCGTCATGTGCTCCCCCGGCTTGAGCAACTTGGCAGCGCGCGCGTCGAAATGCAT